TTGAAGAAGAAACCAAGCTGGCTGGCTTCAGTGCCGCTCCGGTGAAGAACGAAGGTCAGGCCATCGCGTATGACAATGCGCAGGAAGCCTTCACCGCTCGTTACAACCACGAGACTATCGCCCTTGGTTTCTCGATCACCGAGGAAGCAGTGGAAGACAACCTGTATGACAGTCTGTCTGCCCGCTACACCAAGGCTCTGGCCCGTGCGATGTCCTACACCAAGCAGGTTAAGGCCGCTGCCGTTCTGAACAACGGCTTCAACGGCGCTTACCCCGGTGGTGATGGCGTGTCGCTGTTCGGCGTCAACTCCTCGGCTGCTCGCGTGGGTCACCCCCTGGTTTCCGGTGGTGTGAACTACAACAGCCCGTCTGTTGCCGTGGACCTGAACGAGACTTCGCTCGAAAACGCGGTGATCCAGATCGCTGCGTGGACGGACGAACGCGGTCTGCTGATCGCCGCCAAGCCGGTCAAGCTGGTCATTCCGCCCAGCCTGATGTTCGTTGCCAAGCGTCTGCTTGACACTGAACTGCGCGTGGCCACTGCTGATAACGACATCAACGCTATCAAGCAGATGGGTGCGATCCCTGGTGGCTTCACCGTCAACCACTTCTTGACCGACGTCAACGCTTGGTTCCTGACCACGGACGTGCCCAACGGTCTGAAGCACTTCGAGCGTGTGGCCATGTCCACCTCGATGGACGGTGACTTCGACACCGGCAACGTGCGCTACAAGGCCCGCGAGCGTTATTCGTTCGGCTGGTCTGATCCCCTGGGAATCTGGGGTTCTGCTGGCGCCTAATCAGCGTCGGAAATCGGGAAAGGGGGCCTTGTGCCCCCTTTCTTTTTGCCCTATATTCAACACAGTCCCAAGATTTTCAACCTGCTTGCTGACCGACTTGGCGGACTAACCTCAGAGACAGCAAGCGCAATTTGAGGAGCGTTCCACATGGGAACCACGACCTTCAGCGGGCCAGTTGTATCCAATAATGGTTTTGTTGGTGCTATCACTGGCGCTGTCACCGCTACCACGGTTACTGCAACTTCTGTTTCTGCCACGGGCAATCTGACCGCTGACAGCGGAACGGCTCCCGCAGCAGGCGGTATGTCGGCAGTTCTGATGTCCTCCACTGCAAACTTGGGCGTCTTTGTTGGCTCCGGTGCCCCCACCGTGACGGCTGCTCAGGGTTCGCTTTACCTGCGTACTGACGGCACCACCACCAACGACCGCATCTATGTGCGCGGCGCGTCTGCTTGGATTGCCATCACCACCGCTACCTAATAGGAGCGCATCATGGCGATGCAATACGACGTTAAATCAGCGCACATGGCTGCGTCTGGTGTAGCGGTCACTTACCGTACGCGTCTCAAGGGTGCGATTGTTTCGGCCAATGCCAGTGCTGCCACGCGCAACACGGTTTACGCCAACAATCTGGCTCAGACCGGCACGTACGGTCGTTCGACCAATACAGTCACGGTGACCATCACAAATCACGGGCTCGCCACCGGCGACCGCGTGTGGTTGTCTTTCTCGGCAGGCACTGGCGGCACGGCAACGACCAACGTGTACTCTGTGACGGTAACCAACGCCAACACGTTCACGGTTACGGATACTGCATCGGGCACCATCACTGGAAGCCCCGCAGTCACCATGTACGCCGATCTCTTGTTGGAGGCCGACTCGTACAACCCGACAGCGTTCAACGTGATCATTCCCGGTGAGGGCATCCTGGCCGAGAACGGTATCTACGTTGGCTTGGTCAGCAACGTCACCACGACGATCTTTTATGGCTAAGACCCCGGCATGGCAGCGCAAGGAAGGAAAGAACCCCAAGGGCGGCTTGAACGCCAAGGGGCGAGCCTCCTACAACGCCGCGAATCCAGGGAAGCCCGGACTGAAGGCTCCACAGCCGGAGGGCGGGCCACGCCGCGACTCTTTCTGCGCCCGTATGAAAGGGATGAAAAAGAAGTTGACGAGCGAAAAAACCGCAAAAGATCCGAATTCGAGGATTAACAAGAGTCTTCGGGCATGGAACTGCTGATATGGAACATCATCCTGTCCTTCCTGTCGGCGATCATCTTGTGGGTGATCAAGTCGCACACAGAGGAAGTACAGCGTATTCAGATTCTTCTCAACCGTACGCGGGAGGAGATCGCCAAGGAGTACGTCACGAAGGGCGATGTGCACGACGACATGAACCGAGTGATCGCTCGGTTGGATCGTCTTGAAGGCAAGCTCGACGCGTACATGAAGGAGCAGCGAAGTGCCCTCAGTTAGCGGTAAACAGCACAGGTTCATGGCGGCGGTGGCCTCAAACCCCAAGTTCGCCAAGAAGGCAGGCGTTCCCCAGTCGGTGGGGGCAGAGTTCTTGAAAGCGGACAAGGGCCGCAAGTTCAAAGAAGGTGGCGAAATGAAAGAGTCCAAGAAAATGGTGGGCAAAGAACTGGCTTTCTTGAAAGCTAAGAACGCGCCCAAGTCAATGATCAAACATGAGGAATCCGAAATGAAAGGCATGAAGAAAATGGCTGGCGGCGGCATCACGACCGCCAAGATGGGCACCGTTAAGACCGCTGCTCCTAGCCGCGATGGTATGGCCGTCAAGGGCAAGACCAAGGGCACGATGGTCAAGATGGCCGCATCGAAGCCCCTGGGCATGAAGCGCGGCGGCAAGTGCTGACATGATGCCGAGCCGGGGGATGGGGGCAATCGCCCCCTCCAAGATGCCCAAGAAGAAGGTCATCCGACGCAAAGATGACCCGAACGACGTTGACATGTACGCCGAAGGCGGGACTACCAAGTCCAAGGTCAACGAAGCAGGCAACTACACCAAGCCCGGTATGCGCAAGTCGCTCTTTGAAAAGATCAAGGGGCAGGCTACGCAGGGCACGGCGGCAGGTCAGTGGAGCGCCCGCAAAGCGCAGCTTCTGGCTAAGCAGTACAAGGCCAAGGGCGGCGGGTACCGTGACTAAGAAGTCTCAGCAGTCTCTGAAGGACTGGACTGACCAGAAGTGGAGAACCAAAAGTGGTAAACCGTCTAGTAAAACTGGTGAGCGATACCTTCCAGAAGCTGCGATCAAAGCTCTCTCGCCCCAAGAGTACGCCGCCTCAACCCGAGCAAAACGAGCAGGCAAAGCCTCCGGCAAGCAGTTCGTAGCGCAACCCAAGGCCATCGCTAAGAAGACCGCGAGATTCAGATGACAACTTCAGGCGTAGCTGCGTTTGACCTCGACCTCAATGAGCTTGTTGAGGAAGCCTTTGAGCGTGCCGGTGGCGAGATGCGCACCGGCTATGACTTGCGCACGGCCCGTCGCAGCTTGAACTTGCTCTTCGCCGACTGGGGCAACCGGGGCGTGAACATGTGGACGTTCGAGCAGAACGTCATCACCCTGGCTACTGGTCAGCCGACCTACGCGCTGCCGGACGACACGGTGGATTTGCTCGACCACGTCATCCGCACCAACGCCAACGTCCCCAACAACCAAGCCGACCTGACCATCACTCGGATCAGCGTCAGCACCTACGCCACCATCCCCAACAAACTGATCACGGGCCGACCCATTCAGGTTTGGATTCAGAAACTGTCGGGTCAGGACTCTGTGCTTGCCGGGACGCTGCAAGCGAACATACTGGCTGACACCACATCCATTCCAATCACCTCGCTCGCCGGGGTGCCCAACGCGGGTTTCATCAAGATCGGCAGCGAACTGATTGCGTTCAACGAGGTGCAGCCCGCTAGTGGCGGTAATCCTGCCTACCTCCTTAACTGCGCTCGTGGTCAAGCCGGTACGACCGCCGCAGGCCACTCGTCTGGTGCGGCCATCATCCTGTCGCAGAAGAACAGCATCACTGTCTGGCCAACGCCCAATCCAGGCACGACCTACCAGTTCGTGTACTGGCGCCTGCGCCGCCTGCAGGACGCCGGTGGTGGCGTCAAGACGATGGACGTGCCGTTCCGCTTTTTGCCCTGCCTTGTGGCCGGTCTGGCGTACTACATCGCGCTGAAGGTGCCTGATGGGCTGCAGCGCCTGGACATTCTGAAGCAACAGTACGACGAGGCTTGGCAGACTGCTGCAGGCGAGGATCAAGAGAAGGCAGCGGTGCGGTTCGTGCCCCGGCAGATGTTCATTGGGAGCGGTACCTAAATGGGTAACCGGTTTGCGTCAGGCAAGAATGCGATTGCGCAGTGTGACCGCTGCGACTTTCGGTTCAAGCTCACGCAACTGCGCAAGGAAGTCATCAAGACCAAGACCTACAACCTCTTGGTCTGCCCAGCTTGCTGGGACCCCGACCAACCGCAGTTGCAGTTGGGCATGTACCCGGTCGATGACCCGCAAGGCTTGCGCAACCCGCGTCCTGATCTGAGTTATGTGCAGTCGGGGAATACGGGCTTGCAGGTTGTGGACACAACGGCAACCACGCAGGAAGCGGTGGGGTTCCCGAGTGAGGGCAGTCGGGACTTCCAGTGGGGCTGGAACCCGGTTGGTGGTTCTCGCGGTCCCGATGCTGGGCTGACACCCAATAACCTTGTATTAACCATCCAAATTGGTACAGTCACAGTTGTGACGGCATAGGAGCGAAAAATGGCAGGCGTTAAAGAAATGCTGAAGAAGCACATGGCCAAGGGTAAAGGTGCACACCCTGATCCCGCCGTAAAAGGCATGCGTGCTGGTGGCAAGACCAACAGCGACATGCTGAAGATGGGTCGCGGTCTGGCCAAGGTGGCCAACCAGATGAATCCTGGCCGCAAGCAGAAAGGTGTCTGACATGGCAACCTACAAGACTCCCAAGCCGGTGGCCACACCGGTTGTTGGCGCTGACGACATCAAGCAGGCGCTGCGCATGGACGTGTCCGTGGCCAACATGCACTCCAATGAGTACAAGCCGACCAAGACCAGCGGCATCAAGATTCGTGGCACCGGTTGCGCTACCAAAGGTGTGATGGCTCGCGGCCCGATGGCTTGAGGTTGAGATGACCTACAACGAGTTGAAAGCGGCGATCATCGCCTATTCGGAGAACCAAGACTCCTCCTTCGAGGCGGAGATTCCGGTGTTCGTCCGTCAGGCTGAGCAGCGCATTTACAACTCGGTGCAGTTTCCGTCTCTGCGCAAGAACGTCACGGGCGTCACGTCGTCGGCCAATAAGTACCTTTCCTGCCCTGGAGACTTCTTGGCGGTGTACTCGTTGGCTGTCATCGCTCCAAACGGTGACTACGAGTACTTGCTGAACAAGGATGTGAACTTCATCCGGCAGGCGTACCCCAACCCGACGACTGACACTGGCATCCCGCGCTACTACGCGCTGTTTGGGCCTACGACGACCAACGACCCTTCGCCTGTCATTACCGACGAGTTGTCGTTCATTCTTGGCCCGACGCCCGACGCTACCTACAACGTCGAGTTGCACTATTACTACTACCCTGAGTCGATCACTGTGGCGGCTGATGGGCGTACGTGGTTGGGCGACAACTTCGACACGGTTTTGTTGTACGGCTCACTGGTTGAGGCTTACACCTACATGAAGGGTGAGCAAGACATGATGGGCGTCTACAACCAGAAGTACATGGAAGCACTGGCGATGGCCAAGCGTCTGGGTGACGGTCTGGAGCGCAGCGATGCGTACCGCAGCGGGCAGGCCCGTGTGCCCCCGCTACCTCAGAATAGAGGTGTCCAGTAATGCCCATCGACCAGGGTGCAACCAATCAGTTCAAGGTGGGCATGGCCTCGGGCCAGTTCAACTTCAGCACTGACACGTTCAAAATGGCGCTCTACACGGGCGGGGCCACGCTTGGGCCGACGACGGCTGCATACACGACTGCCAATGAAGTTCCTACTGGTGGTGGCTACACCGCAGGTGGGGAAGTTTTGACCGTCAGTGTTGCACCCACGACTGGTAACAACCCCAACAACACGACGGCGTACTTGTCGTTTGCCAACGCTACGTGGAACCCGGCGGCATTCACCTGCCGTGGGGCGTTGATTTACAAGGTTGGTGGGGGCAACCCCACTGTTTGCGTTCTTGACTTTGGCAGTGACAAAACCGCTGTCACGTCTTTTCAAGTGCAGTTTCCCGTCGCGGATAGCACCAACGCCATCATTCGTATTGAATAGGAGATATTCATGCTTACCGAAAACTCACACACCTCGGATAGCGTTTCCGCAGGACTGGTAGCCAAAACAGGTTTCTCTTCGGGTGCTTCGGGCGGCGGCGTTTTCCACGTTCAGTGCTTCGATAAGGACGGCAACCTGAAGTGGGAAGACCAGATGCACAACCTCGTGGTCAACCAAGGTTTGCAGGACATGAACACCCAGTACTTCAAGGGCAGCACTTACACGGCTGGATTCTTCCTTGGTCTGGTGACTGGCCCCGGCTCGGGTACGGCCTACGCTGCGGGTGACACTTTGGCTTCGCACATTGGTTGGACTGAGTTCACCAACTACTCTGGCTCGCGCAAGGCTGTGACGTTCGGTACGGCTACGACGGCTGATCCTTCGGTGATCAGCAACTCGGCCTCTCCTTCGCAGTTCAGCATCACGGGCGGTGGCGGCACGGTGGCCGGTGCGTTCCTCTGCACGGTGGCCTCTGGCACGTCTGGTGTGCTGTTCTCCGAAGCAGACTTCCAGTCTCCCGGCGACCGCGTGGTTGTGGCAGGCGACACGCTGAACGTGACCTACACCTTCAGCCTCGATGCCGCTTGAGGCTAGGGCTTTGTGTTTGGGGTAACCGCCTTCGCGGAGGCGCCGTTTGCTGCGGCGGGGGGCGGTGTTGCCTTTGATGCATCGGTAGAGGATTCGGCTTCGGCATCTGCGGCGTTTGCAGCCGTCGCCGATTTCCTTGACAACCTGAACGAGCAGATTACTGCGGCAGATCAGGTCGCAGTTGCCGAGTCCACCTTCTCGGCAGATGTCAGCGAGTTGGTTACTGGAGCCGATCAGGTTTCAGTTCTGGTGGATTTCCAGGCCAGTGTGGCCGACACGGTTTCGGGCTCAGACACCATGTCTGTTCTCGTGGACTTTGCGGTGTCGGTATCTGAGGCCGCATCCTCCGCAGACACGGTTTCTGCTCTGGCCGACTTTGCTCCGACAATCTCTGAATCTGCCCAGGCATCGGATGCGGTGCAGGCGTTGGCGCAGTTCTTTGCGTCCATAGCAGAGACGGCTACCGGCAGTGACACGTTTGTCGCCACCCTCACCTACAACGTCTTCATCGACGAGAGTTTAACGGCATCAGAAACTGTCGCAGCATCCGTGGCGTTTGCCGTTTTGGTGTCTGAGTTGGCGACGGCTTCGGACAGCACGCTTGTTGCCCCGTCTGTCTTTAACGCGACGGTTGCCGAGCAGGCCACTGCGGCTGATTCTGTATTGGCGGTTGCCACATTCTTTGCTATCGTCACTGACGGCGCGGTTGCAGTGGATGTGATCACTGCGCGGCTTCTGTGGGAAATCATCAACGACTCGCAGAACGCCAACTGGGGCACCATATCCAACCCGCAGAACCCCGGATGGACGACAATTAACGATGCCCAGAGCACTCCCTGGAACGTCGTGAAAACCCAATCGTGAGATACCAAAAATGGCACTTGTCGTAAAAGATCGGGTCAAGGAAGTTACCACTACGACGGGCACCGCCGACTTGACGCTTGGCGGGGCGGTCTACGGGTTTCAGTCTTTTGCCATCATAGGCAACGGCAACACGACCTACTACGCCATCTACGACTCAGCCACGGGTGACTGGGAAGTTGGTATCGGTACGTACACGACCGCTGGCCCTACCCTGACCCGCACCACGGTCTTTGAGTCAAGCAACTCCGGCAGCAAGGTGGTCTTTGGTGCAGGCACCAAGGATGTATTTGTCACCTACCCGGCAGAGCGTGCGGTCTATCTAGATGCAGCGGGCTCGGCGGTTACTTTGCTGGATGTGGGCACGCTGGGGGTGGGCACGGCCAACATCACGACTGCCAACATCACGGCGGGCACGATCTCCACGACGCCGACCAACAACACAGACATCGTTAACAAGCAGTACGCTGACGCCATTGCATCGGGTATTCACTTTCACGAGGCTGTGGGATATGCAACCACCGCAGCGTTGCCTGCTGTTACATACAACAACGGCACGGGCGGTGTCGGGGCTACGCTTACAGCAAACGCCAACGGCGCTTTGACGGTTGACGGCTACACGTTCGTTTCACCTGCGGACAACGGCACGCGGATTCTGATCAAGAACCAAGCTGACGGCGCGCAAAACGGCGTGTATACGCTAACTCAGGCAGGTAACTCCTCGCCCGGTGCGCCCTTTATCCTAACCCGCGCTACAGACTTTGACTCCGTTGGTACAGGGGTCGATCAGATCGACGAGGGCGACTTCTTCTTGGTGACCGGCGGCACGGCCAACGTCAACACCGCTTGGGTCCAGCAGACTCCCCCTCCGATCACCATCGGCACCACGGCGATTGTTTTTCAACAGTTCTCCGCGCCAATCACCTACACGGCTGGCACGGGTCTGAGCGAGTCTCCGTCTTACACGTTCAACATTGCCAACATCGGCACGGCTGGCACATACGGCACCGCCTCACAGGTTCCCGTGTTTGTCACGAACGCGCAGGGGCAGGTCACGAGCGTGACCAACACCGGCATCGCCATCAGCGCGGGTGCGGTGTCAGGATTGGCTGCGTCGGCTACGACAGACACGACCAACGCATCGAACATCACCTCGGGCACGTTGCCTGTGGCGCGGCTGTCTGGCTCCTACACCGGCATTACCGGGGTTGGCACGCTTGCGGCGGGTACATGGAATGCCTCAACGATTGGTGTAGCCTACGGCGGCACCGGTATCACGTCCTACACGGTGGGCGATCTGCTGTACGCAGACGGGGCGACTTCTCTGGCCAAACTGGCTGACGTAGCCACTGGCAACGCCCTGATTTCGGGTGGTGTGGGCACGGCTCCTGCCTGGGGCAAGATTGGTCTTCAGACGCATGTCAGCGGCACGCTTCAGTTGGTCAACGGCGGCACGGGCGCGACGGATGCTTCTGGAGCCCGCAGCAATCTGGGTCTAGTGATCGGCACTGACATCCCGTCTGTGACCGGCTCTGGTGCTTCTGGTACGTGGAACATCAACATCACGGGTAACGCCGCGACTGCGACGACCTCCACAACCTCGACCACGGCTACGCAGGTCAGCAACTCCGTCACGTTCAACAACAGCGGCGCGGGGGCGGCATCGGGTAACGGCTTCAACGGCAGTGGTGCTCTGACCGTCTCCTACAACACCATCGGCGCGCCAAGCACAACCGGTGCGAACGCAAGCGGGACGTGGGGCATTTCAATCAGCGGCAATGCTGCTACGGCTACCAATTCAACTACCACTTCTCAGCGTAATTTTTCTGGTGACGTTAGCACCACGGGGCAGGGGCGTTTTACAGGCTGGTATAGCGGGAATGCCGCAACGGGGCAAGCAGTTGAAGTGGGCATGAGCAGTGGCGAAGGCTACATTATTGTCTACGACCGCAACACCAGCACTTATGGCACACTGAACCTTCAATCTTCCGGCGCTTCGTTAAGGCTTACAGGCAGCACAGTCAACGTAGCTACAGGAGCGTTGCAACAAGGCGGCAACCAAGTCCTCCATGCAGGCAACTACAACTCCTACGCCCCCACGCTGACGGGCGGCGGTGCCTCGGGTACTTGGGGCATCTCTATTACGGGTACGTCCAGCAATATCACGGCGTACACGATTAACCAGAACTTAGGCACTGGAAACAGCCCGACGTTTGTTGGTCTGAACCTGAGCGGCAACCTATTACAACTTGGCGGGGTAAACGCTCTAAACCGTGGCGCTACATGGACGGAATTCTACGATCCTAGTGGGGCTACAAAATTATGGTTAGGTAACAACGCATCCATTTACATGAATGCGTCAAATTACTACCTCCGTAGTAATGACAGCAGCGCCACGTGGGTAGATATTAATGCAAGCCTGTTGTCGCATACCAGTAGTTTGCGCGCGCCTATTTTTTACGACTTGAACAACACCGGGTATTACGTAGACCCGGCGAGTACATCCGCTCTTTTTGATCTTACCCTTATTGGTGCTTCCAATAAGTACCTTTATATCAATCCCGGCAATGGTTATGAAGCAATGGTTCGCTATAACGGCGGATCAGGTAGTGGTTGGTATGTTGGTAAACGGACGGCTAACCAAGTGGTTAGTACCGCAGATTTCCACTTCTATTCGGAAGCCGCAGGCGCAACAATTGCCGGAATTGATACCTCCGGTAACGTTTTTGCAAGCGGCTCCTTCCGCGCCCCCATCTTCTACGACAGCAACGACACCGGGTATTACGTTGATCCGGCGGGCACTACGCAATTAAGTTACGTTCTTGCAAACAACTGGTTCCGTCCCCAGGGCGACACGGGTCTTTATTTCCAGACCTACGGGTATGGATTGTGGGCTCCGCAGTCTGGAGGCAACCAATACGGCAACGTAACAACTTATGCAGTCGGTCGCAATTCGTGGACTGGGTACGGCCTTGGTTCGCGCATAACATTGATGACCGACACCAATAATGGTGGAGTTACAACTGGCATACATGACAGTGCTGTGGGCTGGTACTGGCGTTATTACTATGACTCTTACTTCAGCGTAGATCGTGGGTACAGTATTTTTGCGAATAGTGCCCGCGCCCCCATCTTCTATGACAGCGATAACACCGGGTATTACGTAGACCCGGCAAGTACATCTGAACTCAACAAGGTGTACTACAACTCCAACATGGTGTCCCGAAACTACGGTATCGGGCAGGTTGGACTGTATGACTCATTCCGCTACCAAGCCGTGTTTTCAATGGGGGAATCCTATATTCTCCCGGCAAACGGAACGGGCACGGGCAACCTGTACGGTATTGCGTGGTCGCATCCGAACGCGGGTGGTGTGGCGTCAAACCTTGCCTCTCACGGCATGCTTATCTTGGAGAACGGTGGATTCCAAGGCGCGTGGGGCGGCGGCAGACTGGTAACTCCGGCTGATATTCGCGGAACAATCTTCTACGACTACAACAACACCTCCTATTACCTCGACCCGGCGAGCAGTTCTTCGCTTAATAACGCAACTGTGTACGGCACTTGGTATTTCCAGTCAAACCTGGGCGGCACCTCCGGGTCATTAAGCAACCCGCCGCTTCAAGCCTATGCCACTGGCGGAAATAGTGCGTTCATGTCGTTCCATCGTGGCGGCAGTTACGCCGTCAACATGGGTCTGGATTCGGACAACGTACTCCGCATCGGAGGCTGGTCTGCACCTGCAAACCGCTTCCAAATGGACATGTCTGGCAACCTCACGATGGCCGGTAACGTAACTGCCTTTTCGGATGAGCGGCTGAAGAAGGATTGGGCTGAACTGTCGGACGACTTCGTTGAGCGTCTGGCGCGTATTAAGAGTGGCACCTACACCCGGATTGATTCCGGCGAGCGTCAGATGGGCGTGTCTGCTCAGGACTTCCGCGATTTCGGGCCCGAGGCGGTCAGTGAAGACGCGAGCGGTACGTTGTCGCTTGCTTATGGCAACGCAGCCTTGGCAGCATGCGTGGAATTGGCAAAATCGGTTGTCGCCCTCCGGGCAGAACTCAACGCCCTGCGGGCACATTAAGGAAACATCATGGCAATCACATACACCTGGGCGGTCACCGGCATGAAGGTGACCAACGTCGGCAGTGAAACCAACTACGTCGTGCAGACGTACTGGACAAAGACCGGCACGGACGAGAACGGCAACACCGGCACCTTCAACGGCGCCACGCCTTTCACGCCTACCCCGGATCAGCCGGACTTCGTGCCGTTCGACCAACTCACTCAGGCCATTGTGCTGGGGTGGATTCAGCCGGTGGTTACCGGCAGTTATGAAGAGCACGTCAACGAGCAGATCGCGCAGCAAATTGCGGCTAAAGTCAACCCTGTAACGGAACCTCCGCTACCGTGGGCACCGCCCGCGCCAACCCCTCCCACGCCTTAATGGAGTGCTTTGAATGAACGACAAGATCAACTTGGGTGAAGTTACTGTTGCCGAGTACAACCTGCTGATGAAACAATTGGCGATGGGCCAGTTGGGCGAGTGCATCGACCTGTTCATGCGCATGCGCCAGATCGGTGTTGAGCATCAGCAAAAGGCAGCGGGACAGCCCGTTGCGGTGCCTCCGCCCAAAGAGTAAGGATTCACGATGACCACCGCGTACACCTCACTGCTCGGGTTTGCTCTTCCAGTCGAGGGCGAACTCGACGGCACCTGGGGGACTACGGTCAACAACAGCATCACGGAGTTGGTCGAAGACTCCATTGCTGCGACGGCCACCCAAACAGTCGCTCTGAGCGATTGGACTCTGACCACCACCGGCTCCGGTGCGGTCAATCAGGCGCGGTGCGCGATCCTCGTCCCTACTGGCTCGCCGGGTGTCACGCGGAACATCATCGCTCCCAGCACCAGCAAAGCCTACATCGTCCACAACCAGTCAGACGCGGCGGTTGTCGTCAAGGGTTCTGCCACCACTGGCACTTCTGTCGCTGCGGGTGCTCGGGCGCTTGTGGCTTGGACCGGTACGGACTTCGTCACGATCTCCACCTCGACGGCAGACGGGGTGACCTCGGTGTCCGGCACCGGCACAGTTCAGGGCTTGACGCTCAGTGGTACGGTCACCTCCACCGGCTCTCTGACGCTTGGCGGCTCGCTGTCTGCGGTCAGTTTGACCTCCCAAGTCTCCGGTACTTTGCCTATAGCCAACGGCGGCACGGGAACGACATCAACTCAGTTTGCCAACCTGACGACAAATGTCACCGGCATCCTGCCTGTGGCCAACGGCGGTACGGGGGTGAACACCCTGACGGGCATCGTCAAGGCCAGCGGGACGAGTGCGTTCACTGCGGCTGTGGCGGGTACTGACTACGCTCCGGCCACGTCCGGCACGGCCATCCTGTATGGCAACGGCGCGGGTGGGTTCAGCAACGTCACCATCGGATCGGGCATCAGTTTTGCAGGTGGCACGCTGTCGGCCTCTGGCTCGGGCGGTACGATCACAGCGGTTACTGCTTCGGCACCCTTGGCCTCGTCTGGCGGGGCAACGCCCAACATCAGTTTCACCGGCACGCTGGCCGTGGCCAACGGCGGTACGGGGGCTTCGGATGCGGCTACTGCTCGGTCAAACCTTTCGGTGCCGTCAAATACCGGCACGGGCGCAAGCGGCACCTGGGGCATCAACATCAGCGGCAACGCGGCCACGGCCACATCCGCGACATCCGCGACCACCGCAACTTCAGCCACTACCGCCACATCTGCGACCACGGCAACAACTGCCGCAGCAGCCACCACGCTGGCCACGACCAACTTCACAGTGGCGCAGTCCGGCACTAAACTGGTGATCAGTTACAACGGCACCCCGATTTTGTCCATCAGTTCCACTGGCGTGCTCACCGCGCTGAGTGACATCACCGCCAACGGCACCGTCTAAGGAGTCCAAATGCCCACCTCACTCGTTTCTACCGGCGTTCAATTCCCGGACAGCACTACACAAACCACGGCGTTGCCAGCCCCCGGTACAAGCGGCAATGTGCTGACTTCCAACGGGTCAGCGTGGACAAGTGCAGCGTCTAGTAGTTCCCAAGCAAGTAACGTCCAAACATTTAATAGTAGCGGCACTTGGACTAAACCATCTGGTTTTAGCGCAAACGCGCGTGTCTTTGTTCAGTGCTGGGGCGGCGGTGGCTCGGGCGGCGCGGGTAGTGCTGTGGGGGGCGGAGGTGGGGGCGGCTACAACTATGCGTGGCTCGCACTTTCTTCGCTTGGCTCTACGGTAAGCGTAACCATCGGTAGTGGCGGTGCGGGGATAGATGCGTCAGGCGGAATAAGTGTTGGGAACGCAGGGGGTACAACGTCTTTTGGCACGGCTGTTTATGCTTACGGCGGCGGTGGGGGTAACGGGCAAGTTTTTTCAGGGGGTACTGGAGGCGGAGGCGGGGGTCAGTTATCCACAGGTGTTAATGGTGGCGCCAACGCAAACAATGTAACAAATTCGGGTGACCCCCGGGCAGGGAATCAAGGTGCCGGAGGCGGCAACCAGACCCCCGGTGTCGCAGGAAATGCAGGCTACTACTTGGGCGGCGGAGGTGGTGGTTCTGTATCGTTTTCTTGCGGGACGATGAGTGGTGCTGGTGGTGCGTCGGTTTGGGGCGGCGGAGGTGGCGGTGGCTCCGTCAATACCGCCGTTACTTCAGGCGGCGCTAGTTCTTATGCTGGTGCTGGGGGCGGCGGCTCTGGCTCTTCTCCTGGGTCGGGAACTGCCCCTTCTGGGGGTGGCGGCGCTATTAGCGGCGGCACTGGCTTTAGCGGTAGTGGCGCCGCAGGGCGGGTGGTCATAACCGTGATTGATTGACGGAGAATCAAAATGTATTTTGCTGTTGTGGATCAAGGCTTGGTGGTAAACACCATCGTGCTGGAAGAAGGATTTAATTGGGCTCCTCCACCGGGCTGTATTATTGTTCCGCTTTCTGGAAGCGCGGGCATCGGTTGGACTTGGGATGGCACGCAGTTTGTTGCCCCTCCTCCAGAACCAGAGCCTGTACTAGAAGAACCCACAACTGGAACGGGTCCAAATGTTGTTGGTTGAAACCATAGCAGGTGTGGGGGATTTGGTAGTGTTCATGTACACATTTGAGGACGCTGGCGATGTTTTGCCCAAACATGATCACGACGAAGATACGGCCCACATCACTATTGTTGCGCGGGGAAAAATTAAGGTTCGTGGAGAGGACTGGCTTATTGAGGCTGTTCCGGGGCAACTTGTAAATTTTCCAGCGCACCAGCCGCACGAAATTGTGGCGCTTGAACCCAGTACACGCATATTTAATATAGTCAAGAAGTTTGGCGGACAGGTAAACGACGCCGCACAGCCGTAATGGAACCCATAACCGGCATTCTTGCGGCAGTCTCAGCAGCGAATGCCGCGTTTGGGGCAGTTAAGAAACTCGTCGCCACCGGGCGCGAGATTCAAGATGTTGCCGGTCAGATCGGCAAGTGGTACGGGGCGTTTGGTGACTTCAACCGCCTAGCCAACGAGAAGGCCAATAAGAAGCCATCGGTCTTCAAGCGGCTGCTGCACGACGACAGCATTGAGAATGAAGCCTTGCAGATCACGATGCACAAGCAGGCGCTGATCAAGCAGGAGTACGAACTCAAGATTCTGATCGTCGCTCACTACGGTGAGAACGTCTACAACGAGATGATCATGGAGCGCATCCGACTCAAGAAGGAGCGCGAGAAGAAGGAGCGTGAGCACCGCCTTCGGCAGCAGGAGTTCATGCTCAACGCCAAGTACGGCGCAGCAATTGCCTTCGTGGCAGTCGCCCTGATTGGGGTGGGTTACTACTTACTCGACAAGGTACAGCAATGAGTTTCAGGAAGCCGCCGGAAGGCGCAAGCCGGTCAGAGAGGGAGGCCCATGTCAAGGCTCTTGCTGCGGTTTCTATTAGCCTGCTTGCTCTACTCCTTGCTGTTACAAATTACTTTGCCGGAAGGAACTCCTCTGCGGTTCTCAATGGAACCATAGAGTCAAACAATCTTTGGGCGTGGTATCAGGCCAAGAACGTCCGTGCGACCATCTACGAGGTCACCAACAACGAGCAGAAGGCCACCAAGCAACGCGCCGACATGGAAGAGATCATGGAGAAGGCCCGCGCTGCTGAGGCCAAGCGCGATGCGGCCAAGGCCAAGTCTTCCTACTACTCTTACTCCGGCATGGCGCTGCAACTGGCCATCGTCCTGTCCTCTGCGGCCATCCTGGCCGTCACCCTGAGCCTGTTCTACGCCTCCATCGGCGTGGGGGCAGTTGGGGTGCTTCTGTTTTTCTTTGCTCTAGGAGCCTGAGATGCTGTCGCTTCTTTCCACGCTTGGGGGCTTGCTGCTCTCCGGCCTGCCCAAACTGCTTGAGTATTTCCAGAACAAGGCAGACCAAGCCCATGAACTGCGTCTGGCTCAGGTGCAGACCGAGCGCGAACTTCAACTGGCAGCGGCAGGCTTTGCCGCCCAGGCCCGGATGGAGGAGATTCGCACCGAGCAGGTGGCGATGGAGACTGACGCCCGGATGACCGAGGCGGCTCTGGCGCACGATCAGAAGATCATGGACAAGGCATCCCGGTGGGTGGTGAACTACACCGGCACCGTCCGGCCTACGGTGACCTACATCTTCGTCTTTGAGTTGGTGGCCATCAACGCCTTCATGGCGTGGTATCTGTGGAACCACCCGACGCTCATTCAGAGCATGGACGACATCATCAAGTATTCGGACCTGATCTTCTCTGCCGACGAGATGGCGATCCTCGGGGGCATCATCGGCTACTGGTTCGGGTCACGCCAGTGGAGTAAGAAGTGAAACTGAGCAAGGTGGGCGAGGCTCTCATGCACAAGTATGAGGGATTTAGGAGTAAACCCTACCTTTGCCCTGCCCACATCTGGACGATTGGCTACGGCCATGTCCTGTATCAAGAGCAGATCAGGCTCCCGGTTATCCGCAAGGAAGGGTATACCGGGATGCTCCGCAACGAGTTCCCCTTGAAGCCGGAGGACAACCGTGTCTGGACTAAGACGGAGATCGACGAACTATTCCACGCTGATGTCGTCACTTTTGAACGTGGTGTTCTTCGACTTGTTCCCGGTGTACCTGGGCGTCAAGGCAGCTTTGACGCTCTGGTCAGTTTTGCCTTCAATGCAGGGCTAGGCAACCTTCAGCGCAGCCAGATCAGGATGAGGGCCAACCGGGACGACTGGAGCGGGGCGGCAGACGCCTTTCGCCAGTGGACGATGGGGGGTGGCAAAGTCCTGCCCGGTCTGGTAAAACGCCGCGAGGCAGAGATTGCCCTTTTCTTGTCTTGACACGAGAATACGGTTATGCCACTCCAGAAAATCCTGTTCAAGCCCGGAGTCAACCGCGAAAACACGCGGTACACCACCGAAGGCGGGTGGTACGACTGCGACAAGGTTCGGTTCCGTCAAGGCACGCCAGAAAAAATTGGCGGGTGGCAGCGCATCTCGTCCAATACTTTTCTTGGCACTTGCCGTTCGCTGTGGAACTGGGTGACCTTGGGGTTTTTGAACTTGGTGGGTGTGGGCACCAATCTCAAGTTCTACATTGAAAAGGGCGGCGCCTATAACGACATCACGCCGCTGCGCGTCACCACCACGCTGCCTCTGGACCCGTTCACGGGTAACGGTACGACCACGGTGACGGTCAACGCCCCTGCGCATGGCGCTGTGACGGGCGACTTTGTGACGTTCAGCGGGGTGACAGGCGCATCTGCCGCGCTGCTCAACGGCGAGTTCCAACTGACGGTCGTCAACCTCAACACGTACACCATTACCACGTCTTCTTCCGTACCCATCGGGGCCACCGGTGGGGCGGCAGTTTCTGCGGCATATCAGATCAATACTGGTGCGGCTTTCTCCGTGCCGTTGACTGGTTGGGGTGCAGGCACCTGGGGTTCTGGCCCGTGGGGTACCGGCACGGTCACCAACTTACCGATTCGACTGTGGACCCAAAAGAACTGGGGCGAGGATTTGGTGTTTGGCCCGCGCGGCGGGGGTATGTATTACTGGGACGCTTCGACAGGCGTCACCACACGTGGGTACAACTTGGCCACTGCGGTGGGGGCGTCGGACGTGCCGACTGTCCAGAACGTGATCTTTGTGTCTGACGTAAACCGGTTTGTGTTTGCGATGGGCTGCAACGACTACGGTTCCGCGACGCTCGATCCGATGTTGATCCGGTGGTCAGCGCAGGAAGACGCGCTCGACTGGACACCCGTAGCCACCAACCAAGCAGGCAGCTTACGTCTGTCAACAGGTTCGGAGATCATCACCGCGATCCAGGCGCGTCAGGAAATCGTGGTCTTCACGGACTCTGCCCTGTACTCGCTTCAGTACCTTGAGCCGCCAATCGTCTGGGGCGCTCAACTTCTGGGTGACAACATCTCCATCGTCGGCCCCAATGCCGTGGCCATCGCTTCTGGCGTGGTGTACTGGATGGGCGTGGACAAGTTCTACGCCTACGACGGTCGCGTGCAGACGCTGCCCTGCGATGTTCGCCGGTACGTTTTCAGCGACTTCAATGCCGGTCAGGCGTCCCAAGTCTTTGCCGGTACCAACGAGGGGTTCAACGAAGTCTGGTGGTTCTACTGCTCGGCGAACTCTTACTCAGTGGACCGTTACGTCGTCTACAACTACCTTGAGCGCATCTGGTACTACGGCACGATGGCCAGGACCGCGTGGCTTGATTCGGGCCTGCGTGACTACCCCGTTGCTGCAACGTACAGCCACAACCTCGTGAACCACGAGCAAGGCATCGACGACAACGAGACGGCAACTTCACTGCCCATCAGTGCCAACATCTCGTCGTCTGAGTTTGATATTGGCGACGGCCACAACTTCGGGTTCGTGTGGCGCATGCTGCCCGACATCACGTTTGAAAACTCCACCGCAGGCTCGGCTACCGTCAACATGACGCTGTATGGGCTGTACAACTCCGGTTCCGGCAGCATCGACAGTTCTGGCAAGCCGGTGGTCAGGGGTTCGACGTACGTGATTACCGAAGAGTTCACCGGCCAGATTTACACCCGCGTGCGTGGGCGACAACTGATCTTCAAGATTGACTCCAACCAACTGGGCACGACGTGGCAGTTGGGCGCTCCGCGTATTGACATCAGACCGGATGGGCGGCGATGACTTTTCTCATTGAAGATGCAACCGTACCTGCGCCGCCTAACCTGCCTCTGGCCCCACGGGACTATGAGTCGCGTTATCACGAGCAGTTCAACAACGTCCTGCGCCTGTACTTCAACCGGCTTAACGCACTGCTGAACAAGATCGTGGCAACCACATCACCCATCCCAATCTCCATCGGCGGCACCAACGTAGACGCCTTTGGGCGGCTGCGGGTCAGCAACCCGCTGACCTTGTTCGACTCATCCCACCGCTATGCGGACAACAACCTGTGGGTCAACAGCATAACCGGCACCGCAGCGGCAACGTTTAACGCCAATGAAGGTCTGATGGACCTGACGGTTGGCTCGGCCAGTGGCGACCAGATCATTCGGGAAACCATCAAAGTCTTTTCGTATCAGCCGGGTAAGAGCCTGTTGGTGATGAACACGTTTGTGTTTGGCACTGCCAAGGCCAACCTGCGCCAACGTGCGGGCTATTACGGTGCGGCCAACGGCATTTACTTTGAACGCGAAGGCTCAAACAACTACATGGTCGAGCGCAGCAGCGTGACAGGCGCTCCGATCAACACCCGTGTGGCGCAGGCAGATTGGAATCAAGACCCACTGGACGGCACCGGCCCGTCTGGCCTGACACTGGACTCCTCCAAGGCGCAGATTTTGTACATTGATGTTGAGTGGCTTGGCCTCGGTACGGTTCGCACCGGGTTCATCATCAACGGGACATTTGTTCCGTGCCACAACTTTGACCACGCCAACCTTATCACCACGACCTACATCACCACCGCTTCTTTGCCGCTGCGGTATGAGATGACCAATATGGCGGCGACCACCGGCGCAAGTACGCTCAAACAGGTGTGCTCGACCGTGATTTCTGAAGGCGGCTACGAGTTGCGCGGTGCGCAGTTGTCTGCCGGTAACACCATCACAAGTCCCCGCACACTGACCACTGCCGGGACGTTCTACCCTGTAGTGTCGATTCGTTTGAAGACAGCCCGCCTTGACGCGATTGCCATCCTGACGGCTATATCTATTTTGGGCATTACCAACAACGCCAACTACAAGTGGGAAGTTGTGGCGTCTGGCACCACAACGGGCG